ATGGTCTTTTAAGATATGAGGCATATGAAAGATATTTAAAAGATAATTATCCTACAGATGGAGACGGTAACTACACAGGCCCTAGAGATGAAGAAGGTAGGGCCCCAAACCGTCCGTCATATGCAGATTACGAACAAATAATAGCATCAAGAGGGCCAAGATATAGACCAACAGTAAAAAAGACAAGAGTAGTATACACAAATGGTGTTCCTAATTCAGTTTTAAATGCAGACGGCAGAACTTATCAGGCAGCAAAAAGAAGAGCAGAAGCGGAAAACAACGCTATTAATACATTAATTCAAAGAGCACAAGGCTCGCGCGGTGGAGATTATGTTTCAGTTAGAGACGGCTTTTATAATACTGCTCTGGGATTACAGGCTAACGGATATAGTCAATCTCAAGCAACAGGCTTTAAAACAAACTTACTCGACGCTTTTAAAGATTTTTACAGGACTGAAAAACTTCAAAAATGGGATTCGGCTTTAGGTGCCAAACCTGCTTACGGAGATTTTGATGCAAGCTATTACTCATCTATAAACTCAAACGCTACTCAAAGATACATTGATGCTTATTATAATGACGATATAGATATTACAGAACGGTATACACCACAAAGTTACATGCTTTGGGACTATACCACACAAGGAAAAGCTGCTGGGCTAAGGGGTAACAAAGCAGAAGTTACAACACAAGCCAACAGATATATTGAAAAAAAACCAACAGATAAAGATTTACAAGACGTAAGAGATTTACAGCTTGGAGTAGATACACAAACACAAACACAACGTTTGTTAAACGTTCCAGAAATTGCAGCGGAATGGGATAAAGCCAAGAAAAAAGATCCGTATTGGTCTCAACAAGCAAAAGAAAAATTTTTAGATCCATCTAAACCTGACGACTTTGCAATTTTATTCCGTTTATCTGAACGTCCAGAAGATAAACAAATCAAACTTAATTACAACGTAAACGCAGGCTATGGCGTTACTCAACTAGAAGATGAACTCAACAAAGTTGTTGGTGAAAAAACCATTATAGACGTTAAAAAATTTGGCGCCCTTGCTCAAAATGTGTTAAAAGATTCAATTGCAGAATTAAAAAAAGTCAAAGTAAAAGAACAAACGATTAGTATGATGCGTGGTTTTAGTGGCTTCAGTGAAATTGCTGACATCAACAAAACACTTGCTAACACGATTTTAGGAGATAGTGGCGTTGGTGGAATACTTTCTTTTACATCAGCTGGTAAAGCAGAGGAGTCTTTAAATAAAAGCCTTCAAAATATTACAGGTGTTCAAAACAATGCAACATATAACTGGCAACAATGGTTTGATACAGCTTTAAAAGAAAAATACAATAAAGAAATAGAGCTTGGTTATACAGCAGGCGAAGCAAAAGAACAAATAAAAATTGAAGGGGAATTTGCAAGTAACTTTATCAATACTTATTTAAAGCCGCGTTTTGATACGTCTAGGTCAATGAATGAATTTATCGAATATCTTGATGTACGCCAAGAAGAGCAAAACCCTTTTCAAACACAAGATTTGCTTAATGCAACAAGTCAAGTTGCAAATTTACGGGCACAAGCTTATCTTGATAAAATCAAATCAGCCGGTGATAGTTATTTTAACGCCGAGTTTTATTTTAATCCAATTGGAAACAGTGCACGCCAAGATTTTTATTCAACACAAGCTTCAACAGTTGCAGCTGATTGGGAAGCAGCTAAAAGAGGTGATGAATACTGGGCAACACAAGCCTATAGATTTGGTGTTGATATTAACAATAAAGACGCTTTTGCACGCATGCATTTTCAAGTGAAGGGCCAAGGTAGAGGCTATGATCCTGCTGAAGATATTCTTACCGCAGGCAAAGTTCAAGATGAGATATTCAACAATATTCTTCCAGCAATTAAAGCTGAAGCTTTAAAACAAGGAACTGTTTTTGGTCAGTTTGTGACCCCAGAAGAGTTTACAGATGAGTTGTTACGTGGACTAGATCCAAATGATAAATCCGGTTGGAGTGAAATTTTACAGCGATACGGTTTAACAGAATTCAAAGGAACAATAGAAGAGTTAAAAGAATATATTAAAGAAACATTAAGAACTGGGTCTGCGCAAGAAATAAGAGAACAAATTAAATACATAAATGAAAAAAGACAGAAACCAACACAACAAGTTTTAGGCCTTAGTTACATTGAACGCCCTGAAGATTTTAAAGATACACAGCCTAAATCACAAACAGAACTATACAGAACATTTCAATCTGCTGGTTTCCAAGGAACCGAAGATGAGTTTTACAACAATTTTTTCCCCGATGTGGATCGGTCCGAGCAGGCATTACTTACGAAAGCGGGCTCTAATCAACCACTTAAAACAACAGGTTTGGATTTTACGGATCCCTTTGCCTCCCTTGGAACTGTTGAAAGTTTCTTTAATGATGAAGCTACAAAATACATAAGCAAACCTGAGAAAACAACCACAGGCTCAAATACAAAAACAAATACAAATGATGCATCAAGTTTCTTTAGCTTAGGATCAGATGAAGAAGATACAGAGTACAAATCTGTAACAGGACAAAAGATCTTAGGTGAATTCACCTCATTATTTAAAGGGCTCTAATGTCAGATAAAGCAAGAAAAGCTGCAAGTGCTTCCCGTCGGTACCAGAAAGACAAGATGGAATGCAACAAGCCACAGCGGGCTCCCAAGGGGGATAAGCACAAGTACGTTGTCAAGGGGTGCCAAGATGGCAAGGAGGGTATCGTACGGTTTGGTCTACGTGGCTATGACGATTATTTATCCCACAAAGACGAGGGGAGACGTGCTAACTTCAAGGCTAGGCACAACTGCTCCGAGAAGAAGGACAAACTGACTCCCGGGTACTGGGCTTGTAACTATAACTGGAGTGTATTACTTGTGGTAGGATTATCCGGTATTGCTTCTTCCTTCGATTGGACTACATTAAACGGAATAACTGGAATTATGTCTTAGCAACCTGCAAAGATTGCAATCTAAAAACAAAAGAAATTAGAGTTGATCAATGGAATCGAGCAAAGGGTAGCTGGCGTTGCCGCTCTTGCTCAGCAGTTGAAATGCATATAAAAAATCCGCATGTTTCCGAGAGAGCAAAATACATACACACAATTCACGGGGATGCCAAAAACAAATACAGTAAAGGCCATTGGTTATATGGAAGATGGCAGAAAATGAAACGCCGTTGTAAAGAATATCCCTCTTATGTAACCAAAGGAATTCAGGTATGTGATGAATGGATTTCAAGTTACCCAGCGTTTAAAAAATGGGCGGAAGAAAACGGAGCAGATCAAGCCCTGGAGCTGGACCGCACCGATAATTATGGCGATTACTGCCCAGAGAATTGCCGTTGGGTTACGCATCAGGTAAACTGTCAGAACAGGTAAAAACCTGTAACTACAACTGGTAACCTAATGGCAAAAGCAAAAGCAACTTCTACAACCAAAACTGAATCTCAACCCAAAAAAACAAGGCAAGGACAAGGGCAAAACTCATTACCTAATCACGGGCGTAAAAAAATGCGCGGACAAGGTAAATAAATTGTGTATGATTGGGAGTAACAGTAGTTGCTCCCATGGCAGATTTTTCGTATGCCATTAATCTTATTCGTAAATACGAAGGGTTTAATGAAAAAGCTTATGCCAATCCTGTAACTGGCGGAGAACCTTACACCTTTGGATATGGCACGCAATTTTATCCTGACGGTGCGCCAGTAAAGAAAGGGCAGTGTTGCAGCAAAGAGAAGGCCCTAGAGTATTTATTTCACGAAATTAATGTTATTGATAGCCAGCTTTCTAAATTGAATATAGGCTTAGATGACTGCATGCGCCAAGCGTTGATATCATTTGTTCATTCGGTAGGTTGGGAATCATTCCTCTACAGCCGTGTGATCGACTGCATTGAACACGAAGATTTATGCGCAGCAACGGAGGAAATGGGTCGCTGGATCTTTGATGAAGAACATCGAGCAATTGGTGGACTTTTGGATCGCAGACGAGAAGAAATTAATTTATTCCTCCAGGAAGCAGGAGCAATCCCTCCTTCTCTTACCGATATTTTACTGGCCGCTTTCCGTAACTACACAGCAGCGCCCAAGCAAGTACAGGCGATTAGACAGTTAGAAGGGCGAATTAGTCCGTATGTACTATCAGAATTTACCAACGCATTTCGCACTGACGATGCAGATTGGATCGATTATCCTTCTGATGAGCTAGATTCTTTATTTAACAGCTGGTCTTAGAATACACTCATTGAAGCCATGAATACAAGGATGGAACGCTCATCTGAGCCCAGGGAGTTTGAACTGCCTTTAGAACTTCAATTTGCCATGCGTAAAGCAGAGCTTCAGGCAAATGAAATGACCTGGGACCAGCTTAATGCTGCACTCTTAAACCTTTATCATCAACGTCTGATGGAGTGGCATGCAGTCAAAGATATTTTGGAGAATGAAAACATCAAGCTTGACTTTGATGTACCCACTGATTTAGAGCTAGCAGAACTCGCCGCCGCATGCGTATACGACGACGAGGATGATGACGATGAAGAAGAGGCTATTCCTTTTTAATTTTCGTCAAACTCTATCAAACGATTTAAATAAAAACGTGCCTTCCTCAGTGATTCTGTCCCGCCTTTATGGCGCTCACGCCAGGCGTACTTGGCAATATTCCCCTTTAGGTAACCTCGCCATTCTTCTGGGGTCAGCTGCGCTTCGATTGCGTCAATGCATTCGATTGATCCGTCAGTGTAATGCGGCGGATGATTAACTAGATCAGGTTTCAACTCTGGACGGTAAGGCTTGGTTGCCCATGGAACTGGACAAACCCCATCTTTACAGACGTTGTTTTCTACCGGCTCAAACCACGGCGCTTTCTTGATAGCAGTTGTTCCTGCTCCATCTTGTCCGCCGAGGGTAAGGCAATCATCAGTGTTTTGGGCTTGGGGGAAGACCCAGGATATTGCTCCAGTGCTTCCTCCATAGACGGAATGTAACCCGTCATTCCCGACCGTGGACCAGCCAACATCTGGTTCCCCTCCAACCCGAGATTCGTCCTTTCCATTCCCTGTTCGCATAATGCCAAGCCCCTGTTGTACATGTCATACAAGGGTACATCATTTTCCTCGTTATCGAGAGGACCACCAAAATCTTCTTCGCTAAGGCAGCGACATTTTACTTCGTCTTGAACGAAACTATCTAAAAATCCTGCAGCGCCGTGCATGGCTATATACGACTTGAATTTTCTCAATTACAATACTATCATGGCAAGATTTTACGACCCTCGTCAAGGTAAAGAGAACGAGCCGTTTGATACACGGATCGGTAACAAGGGGCGCCTTCAATACGACCCAAGACACGACGCTGGCACCTCTGGGGCTGAATCATCTGACTTACGCCCTGAGCAAGCGTACGATACCGACCTCCGCCGTGTAGAAGCTGACGAACGCAGTGCAGTTGAATCGTTAAATAATAAACAGGATCAAGTTGCTAAATACTTTGCTGCTGCTAGGAGCGCCGGCAAGTTTCGTCAGAAAGCCGCAATTGATGAACCAACCATTCGTGGTAAGACCCCCAGGACAGAAGCTAGTATCGATGGTACCGCTTTACCAAGCATGGGTGACACGATTGGTAAAACAGGTAGTACAAACTATGCCGATGGACCGCAACGTTTCTCTGGTACCTTCAGGGGATTCTTTTAAAGGTGACGGTTGTTATATGCTTCAAGTTCTAAAGAATCTTGAAGTTGCTCAAACATATCAGCGAGCATATTAAGTACCCACTGCACATCATCACTGCGGTATTGTGACAACCGTTTGGAGATCTCTTCATTCTCCTGGAAGATAACTGAACGAGTTAGGACTTCCAGGATGTCAAGCTTTTTTTCTACATTCATTAGACAGTTTTTTCTACATTAATTAAACTTGAGAGAAGACAATTTCCTTCTCTTGATTTTGATACTTACCCTTTCGATCTTGATAGGTAACTTCGCAGGGATTACCGCGATAAAACAACAGTTGTGTAATTCCCTCATCAGCGTAAATTCGATTAAACAAACCGGTACAGTTACTGATCTCCAATGTTAGATAACCTTCCCACCCTGATTCTGCTGGGGTGATATTAACTAAGATCCCCGACCGAGCGTATGTAGATTTACCGACTGCAACAACGGTTACATCACGGGGAAGTTTTAGCCGTTCTTGAGCAACACCTAAGCAATAACCATAAGGAGGCAGCATAAAATACTGGCCCTTTTCATCTTCTAGTAATTCTGATTCACAAAGAATTTCAGGATTGAATTCTTTTGGATCACATTCACCAGCTTGAATGCGTCCAAAGATAAGACATTGTTTAGGTGATAGGCGAATGTCATAGCCATAAGAACTGAGGCCATAACTTAAAATCCGCTGTTCACCACGTTGGCTAACAAGATGATCCTTGAATGGGGTAATCATCTCTTTGTTTTCAGCCAAGTACTTGATTTCCCAATCAGCCAGTATGCTCATTGCTGGGTTGAAACGTCCTTTAGTCTACAAAACCTAGCAGAGAATCCGACCCTTTTCTTCGTAAATATCAATAAATTTTTGAATTGCATTGCCCGAGTTATCCATGGGCGGCAAGTAGACCAGAAACGAAGTGCATGTCTTATGTCTGTCAATGCCTAAGCTGGTATTCTTAACCAATGTTGGTGCAGTTTTTAAAATACAGACAGGAAAGTCAAAGAGTTTTTGTTCGTACCGAATCATGTCCGGGCAGTTGGTAAAGTACAGCCCCTGTTCAACTTCACGATTAAACCAAGAGCGATACAATTTTCTAAACCAAACAGCATGAGAAGATACCAAGGTTGGAGACGATGCCCTGGTCATCTTCCACCTATCGTTCTTTTTATCATGAAAGTATGCTCCCCCTGGGGGAAATAAATAAACACGTCCGTACCACTGCTGAGCATTTAACCCATCATCCAACGGAGTAAAAAATTTTTCTGCTCCTACATATTCATTAGCAACCTTGGAACTAGCTACATCAAGCTCAATACCATTTAATAAAGCATGCGCAGAAGCTATTAAGTCATAGTTTGTAATTAACTCAAGATCTTCTTTGCGGCTGCGGATATCATGAATGGCCATTACTTTTCAGCAGTCTTGTTATAGTCTATTTCCAAATAGCGAATGCCCTCTGCATCATTAATGATGTAACCTGCTTTTTCAGTTGGATCAATCTTTTGTGCAGCCTGGAGGATGCGACGAAAAGTTTCGGCCAGGTCACCATCATTACTACGTTCGCACTCTTCTTGTGCGGAATGAATTTCTTTTAGTGTCAAGAAGAACATAGAGCGCTCTTTATTCTCGGGCTGGAACACCATGACGCCAGGACCTTCGTGTTCCCACATCTTGCAATATTGCTGTCCCATGTCACCAAGAATTAACTTAATGGTGGCATCAAGCATCTTGGCTTTGGTTGAATCCAAGTCAGGACCGATGACTGAAGCGATTAACTGTTCACGTTTTTTCATTTTTCCAAAAGTCCTTGCCGCGCAAGAGATTCGAGAAGCTTGGGAAGTGGCTTATACAGTACGACAAGCTTGCCTAAGTTACCACGCT